GATCCTTATGATGTATCATCACCAAATAACGTTATGAAATATCTTAACATGAAAAATGGTGATGATGTCTTATAACATTGACAATTAAACTAAACTATGATACAATTATATTATATTAAATTATGAAAAAGGAGTGAATATGAATCTATCGAATGACACTATATCAGTGTTAAAAAACTTTTCGGATATTAATCAAAATTTATTGATTAAACCAGGAAACAAAGTACAAACAATATCTACTATGAAAAATATTTTGGCTGAGGCTGAAATATCAGAAAACTTTGAAAGTGAGTTTGGTATATATGACTTACCTGAATTTTTAAGATCAGTTGAGTTATTTGAAAAGCCTGAACTTAAATTTAACGGTGGAGGTCATGTAAAAATATCTCAAGCGTCACAATCAATTAAGTATTTCTTTGCTGACAAATCAGTTATAGTATCACCAAGTAAAAGTATTAATATGCCAGACAAGCATGTAACATTTACTTTAAAGAAAGATGACTTTACAAAAATACTAAAAGGTGCTACTACTTTAAATCTACCAGACATTGCTGTTAAAGGTGATGGTAAGACTATTAAAATGGTTGCAACATATAAGAAAAACAAATCATCAAATGAGTATTCTATTGAAGTTGGTGAATCAGATAAGAAGTTTACAGCTTATTATAGAACAGAAAACTTTAAACAGATTGTTGATGACTATGATGTGGCAATATCAAAAGCAAAAATAAGTCACTTTGTTAATAGAAACAAAGCAGTTCAATATTGGATAGCATTAGAACCTGATTCAGAGTTTTAATAATGCAATTCACAAAGACTGAATGGCACCAAGTATCTTCAGAATTTAAATATGATGTGCCAGATGAATCTATTATAGAAACATTTGGCTCATTAGAACGATTCAAAGAAATCATATCACATCAAGACCAAGAGTTTAACTCGAAGTTAGAACCAACTGGAAAAGAACCTACAGATACTGAGAGCGATAAGTTTTGGGATTTTGTTTCTGATAATGACTATGAAAGAAAAGATGATTGGTGGACTGATAGAAAAGGTGGTTATGATGTTACCTATCTATATACAGAAGATGAAGTTATATAATGAAAGAGGTGAACAATGGAAGAAACAAAAGACTTTCTTTGGACTGAACGATATAGGCCAAAGACGATAAGTGATTGTATATTAACTGAAGAGTTAAAAGATACATTTACTCAATTTTTAAAGCAAAAAGAAATACCAAATTTACTATTATCTGGTAGTGCAGGTACAGGTAAAACAACAGTCGCCAGAGCATTGTGTGAAGAATTACATTGTGATTATATAATCATAAATGGTTCAGATGAAGGTAGACAAATTGATACAGTAAGAAGTAAGATTAAAAACTTTGCTTCAACAGTATCTCTAACCGAAGACGCTAATCACAAAGTTGTTATAATAGATGAAGCAGATTACATGAATGCTGATAGTGTTCAACCTGCGTTAAGAAATTTCATAGAAACATTTTATAAAAATTGTAGATTTATATTTACTTGTAATTATAAGAATAAAATCATACCAGCACTTCATAGTCGTTGTACTGTTATTGATTTTAAGATTACAAACGGTCAAGTAAAGAAGACAGCAATGTCATTTATGAAACGTATGGAAGATGTTCTAAAAGAACAAAATATTGAATACGATAAGAATGTCTTGGCAGAACTTATCCAGAAGTATTATCCGGACTTTAGACGAACTATAAACGAGTTACAGCGGTATTCTGTAAGGGGTAAGATAGATAGTGGTATACTATTTAATCTATCAGAGGTAAACACTAAAGAACTTGTCAGAACATTAAAAGAAAAAAGATTTAATGATATGAGAAAGTGGGTAGTACAAAACCTTGACAAAGAACCAGCATCTTTGTTTAAAGGTCTATATGAAACGTTATATACAAGTTTAGATTCAAAGTCTGTACCTCAAATGATATTAATTTTAGCTGGATACCAATATAAATCTGCGTTTGTAGCTGATCAGGAGATAAATATGGTTGCATGCCTAACCGAAATAATGGCTGGGTGTAAATTTAAATAAGAGATTAAGATGGCAAGAAGAACATTATTTAGAAGTTTGATAGTTAAATTAAGAATGTGGTATGCCGATATACGAGGTCATCATGGTAAGAGATGGGATTACGAACCAGGTGATTATTATATGGGAAGTCATAAAGGACATTTAAAACATCAACGAAAAAAATAGAAAGTTAAGTTTATATTATGTATCAATTATCAGACTATCTTAACGCACTAAATTTTACTAAAGAAAAATTACTAGATACAGACGACCTTACGTGGGAAAAGAAGTATCCACCGTTTATAATTAACAAGTGTTTATCAATGTTTTATGATTGTATAGCACAAGTTAATGAGATGAATGGCTATCATTTCCTGGATAAGAAAACACAGTTCCATTTTCTACTAAATAGTATAAGAAAAAGAAAACGATTTGGTGGTAAGTGGTTATCACAAACCAAGTTGAAGAATTTAGAGTGTGTAAAAGAGTATTATGGCTACAGTAATGAGAAGGCCAAACAAGCTCTCAACATACTAAAAGACGAACAAATTGAATTTATAAAAGAGTCCTTGAATAAAGGTGGGAGAAAAAAATGAGTGAAGAAATTATTAGTTGGTCGCCTGACAGTATGTTAGAGGTAACACTCAAACAACCAGACGACTTTCTTAAAGTAAGAGAAACATTAACTAGAATAGGTGTTGCTAGTAGAAAAGACAAAACACTTTATCAATCGTGCCATATACTACACAAACAAGGTAGATATTTCATAACACATTTCAAAGAACTATTTGCTTTAGATGGTAAGAAAGCCACATTGGTAGAAAATGATATACAAAGAAGAAACACAATTACTATTCTTTTACAAGATTGGAATTTAATTGACATAGTAAAACCTACTGAAGCTGAAAACAAAGCTCCATTAAGTCAAATTAAAGTATTACCTTTTAAAGAGAAAAAAGAATGGACGCTATCAGCTAAATACAATATTGGAAAGAAAATTGAAGAAGACAAAGAAGAAGTGATAGATAGCAAAAATGCAAGTACCGAAGTTTAAAGATTTTATTACAGAAACGGATATAGGTCGTAAAGATAAACCTATAACAGTTGCTATGGTAACTGTTGCTGATTCAAAAGACCCAAAAGAAAACACTACTGCCGATCTTATACAAAAGGCGTGTAAGAAAAAAGGTATTAAGTGTGTTATTGTAAATACTAAATCAACTATCATCACAGCTAAAGACGAAGACAAAGGAACACTTACTGTTTACAACTATGATGGTAAACAAGGTGAACATACTTTTGTAGGTAGAGATACAGTTTGTATAACTAGAGGTGGCGCACTTGAAGATGAAGCAGGTCTTTCATTAATATCATCATTTCAAAACTCACAAGCGTTTATGATGAACACAAGAGCATCAATGTTGACTTGTGATAATAAACTAACATCAGCTTTACTATTTGAAAAATTTGGATTACCAACTCCAAAAACAGCATTCATTTCAAACGAAAACAATATTAAAAGTGGTGTTGATATGATAGGAGGGAAATTTCCAATCATATTAAAAACACTAACAGGAACACAAGGCGTAGGAGTAATCAAAATAGAAAGTTACGAAGGCCTTGTGGCGACTGTACAAGCGATGTGGAAACTAAACGCAGAACTTCTAATACAAGAATATATGCCTAGTGATTTTGATGTAAGAACATTTATAGTTGATAACAAAATATTTGCTAGTACAAAAAGAAGCCATAGTAGTTATGACTTTAGATCAAACACACACAGAGGCGCAGAGGCAGAACCTTATAAATTAAATGATGAAGAAAGAGAACTTGTATTAAAGGCAAGTAGAGTATCCAGAGCATACATGTGTGGTGTAGATCATATTATATTTAAAAACAAACCATATCTATTAGAAGTAAATGGTAGTCCTGGATCAGGCGCTGATTACGAAGGCTATCAACATAGAGATTACTATGCTGACGCAGAACCGGCTGGTAGAATAGATGGTGAACAAATGATGGCCAATGTAGTAGATCATATTTCCGATAGAACTCATTGGGATAGACAATCACTTATAGAAACTGGTTGGTTAGAAACAGTTGAGTTAGATGAAGTAGGTAAAGTAAGAGTTAAGTTTGACACTGGTAACGGTTCTCAGGCTTGTGCTTTACATGCTGATGAAATTTTAGAAGAAGGTAAAATTATTAAATGGAAATACAATGGTAAAACATTTAGTAAACCTAGACACGGTATAAGTAAAGTATTCAGATCAAATGCTACGAATGAACCATCTGAAACAAGACCAACTATATTAATGGATTTAACATTTAATGGTTTTACATATAAAGATGTAGAGATTGGTTTAGATCAAAGACCTAGATCAGGTTCCGACTTACTTGTAAATAGAGATTTAATGCGATTAATGAATATTAGTGTCAACCCTAATAGAACATTTGTATTGAGTAAACGATTGAAACCGGTTGATAAAAAAGGCAAAGATAAAAGAGTTGGTTTTGAACCAGATAAAGAAGACAATGACGAAAAATAAGCATTGACATTTAAGTCAATGTATGTTATATTATAAACAAATAATTTAAGGAGATATTATGCAAGAAGTGAAGTTATTAAGACTATCTACAGGCGAAGATGTAATTGCTAAAGTGGGTGAAAATGACGATGGTGTGAGTTTAAACAAACCATTTGTAATCATACCTCAACAATCAGCACCAGGACAACCAATACAATTGATGATGTCATTGTATAATG